CTTTTTTTTTAGCATATTTTTCATAATTTTCCTGAAATCCTTTCAAAAGTACCTTTAGTTCTTCTGGATCAGGAGGCATGAGTGCTAATGCTTCATCAAATGTGACGCTTCTCCCATTTGAACGCAGAATTGCATAAATGACATCTGCGCAAGCATCCATATTCTCGCTATCTGTCATTTTTTCCGGAGCTTTCTCGATTTTCTTTGCCAGTTTATTAAAACCTCTTGTTTTTTGCAAATAATACAAAGTGCCAAAATTCACTTTAATATCAAGTCTTGTCCCATCTGTTAAATCAATAAAATGTTCTGTCATTTCAACCTCCTACTCCTGCTGCCGCTTTTAAATCCTCCTTGGTTAAAATCGGCTTCGTAAAGAATTTTTCCTCTGTAAGCCCTACTGGGAAAGATGCCATTGTAGAGTCTACCATTGCCTTAATATCTCCGTTATCATTAAACGGATATGCTTTAATGGTTACAGTATCTGTCTGCTCAGAGAATTTTTCTTCGCTTGTATTTGCATTATCGGAGTTTTCTGCAAGCTTGCATTTCGGATACCATTCATAGCGAGCTTTTCCTCCACGCATAATCACTACTTTTCCGTATGCAAAATAAGGGCGGATACCTTTTCCTCCGGACAGTACTAGACCGCCCTCATCCACAACATCTCCTCTCATTTTCGCAAGAGTTTCTGCAACAAAGGCAATATTTTCAACTTCAATATCCACCCCACTTACTGTTTCATCCGTGTCGTAGACTTTTCCACTTGCGTAGACAGATGCAGACTCTCCGTTTTCCGTCACTTTTACACTTTTTACAGTTTCTGTCTTTTCTACCTCTGCATCAAAGGTTCCGTCCCATTCTTCTTTTGCTGTTGCAAAACAAATATACTGTGCGCCTACCGTCTCTTTAATCGGCGGCTTTTTTGGTGTAATGCTCATAATTACCTCCTAAAAATATTCTGTGTCATGATTTTATAATACTTTTCTTTGTTTCTTTCAAATTCCGGCTTGATATGAGGGCTGCCATTCATTTTCGTTGTTCCATTTTCTACCATGGGGCCATAATATTTTCCCCAACCTACTTCTACATCTTTGTTAATCCTCTTGTGTGTTACAGTATCCAAAAGATGTGTATACCCGGCTTTTGCTATTTGAGAGCGTGGTTTTGGAAGCTTTCGGATATCCGCTGCAAATTGTTCAGCGCCTTTTTCTAATCCTGCTAAAACAGCATCTTCCTTTATGTCGTACCCATCTAAAATTTTCTGAAGCGCATCAAATCCATCATCTTCATGAAATCCCATCAATGTCCTCCACTACATCTAAAGCAAAGTATGTATGCCATGTTTTTGCAAATACTGCATCTTTTTCCACGTACTCATGCTGAAATGCCGGATGTAATCCCAAATCACGAAGTTTTTTTCTAAGCTCTTTGTATTTTTCATGTTGCGGTGTTCTTGCATAGAAAGAAATCTGATAAGTTACAACATTGTGATAACCTTCCCCCGATGCTGTTTCATCCTGCTCGTAATATGGCCAATACACAATGCGGGGATATTTATTTACATTTTCAGCACTGGAAATCCCTTCATTCACCGGAACACCTAAACCATGTAATAATTCACTTAATTCCTGTTTTGTCATAAGATTTCAAGCTCCTTTTCTGGTCTTACAAGGGTAAGTTCTGTTTCCGGAAAACCTTCCTTGCTTGTAATATGTGCCGCATTATAAACAAGGTGCTGTTTTCCATCTATTAGGCATACACATCTACTGTCGATTTTCTTATATTGCGGTATTCTGATTTTTGCAGTAATCTCTTTTCCACCCTGGTCAAATTCATAGCGCAACTTGTCAAACACTGAAATTTCCCTGTAACAGATACGCATTCCTGTTTTTTCAAGGATTTCTACCGGAAAATCAGTAGTAGTATCATTTTGAATTCGATACAACTCAAAGTATCCATCTGTATATTCTGGTAACTGTGTCATGTCACACCTCGCTTCCCAACTGCCAGCTTACAATCAAATTTTGATAATTCTCTTCCCATTCATGGACTTTATGATGATATGCGTAATAGATATAATTTTTCAGCAAGCTTCTGTATGTATAATCCTTTTTCAAGTCTGCTTTCGGATTAAGATGTAAAAGCCTTGCTTCTCCTTCTTTTGCATAATTCATAAGTCCTTCATCCGGGAAGAAAGGCGGAATTTGAAATTCCTGCCTCACTTCGTAAACAAGCTTTTCCAGTTCCGCCATATTCTATCAACCTCCCACGCCCGGTGTTGTCACCTGTGTAACAGGAAGAACGTATTCCTCTAATTTTGTCACATCAAATACTACCGCACAGTTATCATCGTCTGCCCTGCCGTTTGCATAACATTTTCCAATCACAAGGTTTGCATCTTCCATGGCTTTTGTCTGATCGTATTCATCAAATCTCACACCGGAAACTCCCATTGTGTAAACGCCTTTTAATGTAAAGATACCGGTTCCCTTCGGGCAATTTGCGTCTACGTGCTTTACAATCGGCATAAAGGATGTATTTCTATATCCTCCTGTAAGGGCTTCCCCGTACATGCAAGGGTCTACAAACTCTGCCTCGTCTAAAGGATTACAGATAAGATGTAATTCTGTAACTTTTCTCTTTCCGTTATTTGACAGAGTTTTTCTTACTTCCATTAAGCCTTTCGGAGAGAATTTTTTAATTGTTGTCAGCTTTGCTTTCGCCTGTGCAGTTCCGGTAGATGTAAAAGTTTCCAATTTCTTTGTAATTCCTACCGGTCCTGTCTTTCCGTCTCCGTTTAAATATCCATCTACTAATCCGTCCTGCATTGCCTCGGCAAGAATAGCTCTGAAATATTTATCCACAAACGGAAGCGCTAAGTCGCGGATTGCCTTTGGAATTACCATAAATACAGTTAATTTATGCTGTTCTAAGTCAATTCCTTTGATGGTAGCAGATAATTCCCCTGTAATTGCAGCGGTTAAATCTGTTCCCCATACAGCTTTTCCCGTATGCTCTCCTGTAATCCAATGTTTTACATCTGCCGGCGCAAAGTTTACAAGAGTTAAAATGTCACTTGCTGTTTTTACATCTTCCAGCGTTCTTTCAATAATGGAAGTTGGCAGGATATCAATCTGTTTTGCTGTAATCGCCTGGTATACGCCCTCTTTTACTTTTCCGTAAAATTCATTTTCTTCTTTGCTCAAGGTATGCAAGCCAAGGGATTTTCTGTAATTTTCATCTGCTGCCGCTTTGGCATTCTGTTCTACCAGCTCTTTAATCAACCCGTCATGTTTTGCACTAATAATCATTTCTGCCGCTTCGTAGATAGCAGCACTTTTGTCTTCTGCGCCGTCAAGTAATTCTTTTACTTTCTGCTGTAATTCTTTATTTCCATCAATAATCATTTTTTACCTCCACTAAAAAAAGCACCCCAGTCGGTGCCTGCTTTTGGTTTTTCTCTTTTTAATAATTCTACAACTTTTTTTGCAACTTCTTCCGCATCTAATGTTTCCTGCTGCACAGCTACCGGAGTATTTAAAATTTTGTTTCGAATACTCATCTGTGCGGACTGATTTGCCCCATCCTCTTTTTCTTCATAAATGCTTGTGGCAAATCCATATTCTACAGCTTTGTCTGCGTCAATCCATGTTTCTTCATCTAGCATCTTTTTTACTTCGTCTTCCGTAATGCTTACACGGTTCATATAAGCTTTTACAGACGCCTGTGTGATAGTGTCTAAATCATCTGCCTGCTTTCTAAGCTCTGCCGCATTTCCTTGTCCGTAAGTCCATGCGTTATGTATCATCAAAAGGGATGCACCATTCATGACTCTTTCATCACCGGCCATAAAAATGACAGATGCTGCGGAACAGGCGAAACCATCACAGTAAGTAGTTACTTTTGCTTTGCTGTTCTTTAAAACGTTGTAGATTGCCAAACCTTCTGAAACCGCACCACCACTTGAATTGATGTGTACTTCAATTTCATCTGTATCCAATTCAGACAGCTCTTTTACAATTCCGTAAGCATCTTTGTCTTTTTCTCTCCACGGATAACTGGTAATTGTTCCAAAAATGTACAGCTCTGCTTTGTTATCTTTCTTTTCCAAAGCGTAATACTTCACTCTTTTTTCTCCTTTCTTGGATTTACTATTTAACCCATAGCTGGGAGATATGTGGATCACCTCCTTATGTGCTGTTTTTTTCTGCTGTTAAGTCATTTGTATAGTTCTTAGTCACAACTCTCTGTGTAGAAAACTCTGTTCCCAATTCCTCCCAGCCTACCATTCTAAAGATTTCATCCAGATTGAAACCGATTGCTCTAAGCTTATCCAGATTAGCAGCGCTTTCGATAATATCCACGTGCTTGTATCCGGACATATCAATCCAAATCTTTTCGCCTTTTAGGTAGTCAGCCTGTCCTACCAGCTTTGCATTTAAAGAGTCATTCAAAACTTCTACTACCCAGCTTACTGCGTATGTAATGAATTCATTTGTACTGTCCGCCTTTTCTGTAATCTCTCCCAAAAATACAGCTTTCGGTATATCAAACGCAAGAGCGCACTCCACAAAGATTTCATGTGCAATCTTTGTCAGGTCTTCTGTACTTACGTTATTTGTAATCTTTAGCTCTCCTACGGAAAGTGTATCTTGATTTTTAATAATCTCTACTTTATCAGATGTTAAAAGTTTCTTAATATTATTCTTATATTCATCTTCTGTAAGCACTTTTTCTGTTCCATCAGGGTTCTTTGTTCGCATTATTTGTTGTACGCCCTGTGTTCTTAATTCAAATTTAGGGGTGCTGGAAATCCTCTTTGCTTCGCTTAACGCATCTAAAATTTTGTCGTATTGACCAAGCACTTTTTTCAGATATGTTTTAATTTTTTCGTTTCTGCTTCTAAGGTGTATGACCTCATCTGCATAAAATGTTCTATCCAGATGCAAGCTGTTACCATTCGATGTAATGACAACATTTGTATACCTCTGCTTTAGGACTACGGATGTATCTACATTCCATGAGTCTGCAATATATAGACTTTTCCCTATTCTGCAAATCACACATTCTGTCTCTATCAATAACTTTTTTACGGCTTCTATCCAAAAATCCGTTGCCGTTTCATTCTCATTCGCCTTTACATTCAGCATATAATAAATATCGTCTTTTACTCTTCCGTTTTTTCTCTGTACAACAAATTCACTTTTTGCCACAGCTTTCGCAATCATGCTGATTGCTTTTTCGATTGCCAGTTTTGATATATGCAGTTCTGTAATATTTGCGGATATGCTTTCCATAACCGACTCTACTTTTCCTTTTTTGCTCCATGTAAAATCAAACATACACAATCACCTCCTTTATCAAATCTTTTGAATACATGGCAGCTATAAAGGCCATAAATCCATCATTTTTTCTTAGCTTCGGTTCAATTTTTCCATATTGTTTATTTCCAAATTTATCTGTAAGTACCTGTGTATTATTTGTATACCACCGCATAATTGCAGATGGTCCATAGATGATTTTATTTTCCGAAAATAGTTTTTCAATTTCCGGTGCAATAATTCCACATACAGAACCCAATTTCCTTATTAAGCGTACCGTTCCGTATGGGTCTTGTCTCGTTTCTTCCCGGAGTCCATAAGACTCAAAAAGCAAGCGGAACATAGTGTATCGGTATGTATCCATGGTAATTTTCACAACAGTATATTCCTGCATTTTCTCTATACACCATTTCACAATTTCTTCCGGAGGAATAACAGGACCTTGCACTACTTCATAATCCATAAATTCCGGCTGTCCGTAATTTTTCTCAATCGGAAATTTAATAGAATTTAAAAACGGCGACTCTGCGCATATCCATGTATGCTGCAACCAGATATATTCTCCATCTTTTTCAGTAAGCACTCCGGCAGAAGCAAAGTCCCTGACATCTGCATAGTCAATTCCAATAATCGCAAGTTTGCCTGTTGTGTCTGGAACTTCCCTCGGTGTTTTTCTCTTTATATCAGAATAACAGCACCGCAGGATATTATTCCAGCTTGCAACTGTCTGTTCTTCGTTTCTCGCCGGCCAGTTCATACGTTTTGTCATAAACTCCGGTTTCTTACTCGGTAATTCCTTCATTTCCAGATAATCCGCATGGATTTGGTTTGCCAAAATCGGCATATATTCCATAGATGGGTTTGCTTTATGCCACGCATCCGGATTGTCAGCCTCTTCTTCTGTATCAATTTTACAGATAAATGGAAAATATCCTAATGGATTTTCTCCTGTTTCCAGTATCTTGCGTAAAAGGACTAAAAGTTCATCTAACGGACCCTCTCTTACGTATCCATTTGTGGTAATGATAAATTCTCTGGGATGTTTTACTTTTCCAAGCGCAGACTCAAATACATTTATCTGCTCGTAATTTTCATAAGCATGGATTTCGTTCAATACCAGGCATCCCGGTCTTTTACCATCCTTGGTACTGGCGTTTGATGTATTATATTTTAATTCAGAACCGGTAGCAATATTGGTAATCAGTTCCTTTGTAACTATGAATTTTCCTTTCATGGAAGGAATATCCATAGCATCATAAGCAACCTTAAAAGTATCTTTTACCTGCTGCTCCGAGTTGGCCACAATTTCTACATGATAGTTTTTTACTCCGTATAACGGTGTCTGTAAAAAATTTACTAGCGGAACAATAAAACCGTCTTTCCCATTTCCTCTTCCCATCATAATAAAAAACTTAGGAAAAATAGGCATATCATTTTTATACATAAACGCAAAAGCGTATATAAATTTCTGATATGAAAACAGTTTATAATAGTGTTTTTCGCAATATTTTAAGCAGTTTTTATAGGTTTTTTCATCAAAAAAAACGTCATTTCTCCGCATTGTCGGTAAAACAACGTTCTCAATTAAAAGCTTTCTTTCCTCGTTTATCCATGCCGGGTGTTCTTCTGCATATCTAAGATATTCTGCTACCTCTTTGCAAATAATCATTACAGATAGTCATCCTCCGCAGAGGACTCGCTTAAAGGTTCTTTCAAATTCAAATCATTTAAAATTTTAAGCATGGCAGTAGTGATTTTTGGCAGATTTATCACGGACTCATTGGCTTTTTCCACTTCAATTCCGTTTCCGTTAATTGTTTTATAGCGCAGTCCTTTTTTATTGATATCCGTAGTCAGTTTCTTTTTCAGACTCCAATACGTCATGTAGTCATTCACTAAATCTTCGTAAAATTCTGATGTTTTATTTTGTAGTCTTAACTGTTCCAGTAAGGATGCTTTTACTTGTTTCTGCGTCACTGTACCACCTCCTTAATCTTAGATATACTACCATTTTTCTTCACTCTCAAAGACATCTACCACTTCAAATTTGAGGTCAGAATAAAAATATTTTTCCATAATATTTTCATTCGCATTTAATACGCTTTCTATGTTTTCTATATCCCTACTTCTATTTCTGCTAAATATATTCTTTCTACATTGTACGAAGCTTGTATTTATCCAAACGTACTTAACGTTTTCTTTATCAAAAGCTTCTCTTTCCTCACGTGTCGGAAAACATGTTATATGATATACCTTCTCTCCTGCTTCATGTTTTTTCAAAGTAAATTGCAGTTGAATTCTTTTATCCCCTATATCATCAAAATCACTTACAACTCCGGATTGTTCTTTACACCAAGTCGTTTTACCCGCCCCTATCATTCCACATACACATACAATCATGTACTTACCCCCTTTTCACGCGCGCGCGGAAATTTCTCCAGAGTCGTGGCCACATCCCCGTTCTCCATTTTTATATTTTTCACTGAGAATTAGGCCGGGGAGTGTTACCACTTTTCTTCTGTCAATCTTTTCTTTCTTTTCACAAACCTATGTGGATTTCTTCCATGTCTGATGTTATGACACTGTGTACATAAGCTAATTAGGTTCCTATCCGCCAGTGCCAGCTCCGGATGTTCTTTTAATTCTTTTATGTGGTGCACTTCATGTGCTGGTCTTATTATTCTATCTTCTCCATGTAAGACAATTCCTTTTTTCATTGCTTCTGTAAGTCTTCTTCTACAGTCTTGACATTCATGGAAGTCTCTGCTCAATATCTGCTCCCTCTTGCGTTTCCATTCTGCTGTATTATAAAAGTGCTTTACTTCTTTATCTGTCATATTTCCTCCTGCATAAAAAAGTGTCTTCGACACTTCAACTCCCCTGCCCCTCAATCTTTGAGGGGTTGGGGCTTTCTTTTTCCTTCCCTATCTGTCATAATACTCTCATGAATATACTTCAAAAAATTTTTACCGACTATTATGAAGAAATTAAATATACCCTCCATCCCAGAAAAACGGAAATGGAAAACATTGATAAAATGATCCACTGCGGTGATCCTTCCTTCGGCGGTGCCATGTATGCCTGCACCCACTGCGGTAACCTAAAATTCGTTCCTTTCCGCTGTCACAGCCGCTTTTGCCCTACCTGCGGCATCAAATATTCCATGGAGCGCTCTACCAGCATGGCTTTCAAACTCATACAGTCCAGCCATCGCCACTGTGTTTTTACCATTGACAAAAACCTTCGGGATTTCTTTCTCAAAGACCGCACACTCCTTGACTGCCTTTTTCATTCCGTCAACAGTGTCGTCTCCCGTATGTTTTTCAAAATCAATCAATCCAAAAATTTTACCCCCGGCTTTCTCATGGTTTTGCATACCTTTGGCAGGGATCTCAAATGGAACCCTCACATTCACTGCCTTATTTCCGAAGGCGGTCTTAGTGATGATGGACTCTGGAAACCCGTAAAGCATTTTAACTACACCTTTCTTCGGAATGCTTTCCGCACCGCTCTCCTCAATGAGATGGAAACTCTCCTCGGTTCTTCTTTTAAAAAAGTAAAAGCCAAATGTTATGATGAACACAAGCAGGGCTTCTATGTTTATGCCAGACCAAACCTCTGTGACCCTAAAGCAGTCATCCGCTATATTGGCCGGTATCTTGGCCGACCTGTCATCGCCGTCTCCAGAATTGACTCCTATGATGGCGAAATGGTGACTTTTCATTATAACCGCCATGAGGATGATCAATATATACAGGAAACTATTCCTGCCATGGATTTCATAAAAAGGCTGATCCGCCATATCCCCGAAAAGCACTTTAAAATGATCCGTTATGGCGGCTTATATGCCAGACACAGAAAAACAGATGCAAAACTCTACCGGGCTATCCCCAAAAGCAGGCACCGCATTTACCGAAGCTTCAACCTGTGGCGCAATGCCATTCTTTCTTCCTTCGGCTATGATCCTTTGGAATGTCCCGGCTGCAGGCACAAAATGGAGTTCCTGGAACTTTATTATAATCACCAACGCGTATCCCTCGAAGAACTTTATGAGAAAGCAATGTCCAAATTTCTCGGAAAGCGTTCTTCTGCATGATTTCTTTTTTTACATTCTATGCTATAATCCTCTAAAAGGAGGATGGTTGCCATGAAAACAGATATCGAGGAATTACGCAAAAAATACATTGACAATCCACCAGAAGGAATGACTCCTAAGGACATTCGCAATATGAGCGAGGAGGAGCTTCTGGATATGGATTACTTTTTAAACGAAGATGATTTATTTGCCGATGAGGCTGGTGTAGAAGGTTTTTATATCTTCTAACGAGCGTCATCTTGTTTCTATGCCCACCTTTGTGTGGGCTATTTTCATTCATTGTTCCAACAAAAGTCGGAATTTCCTATTATATAAGAAAAGCACCTGTTTCCAGATGCTTTCTCTTTGCTGATATACTGCCACAATCAGCTCGGTTTATAATTCTTTCTAGCCAAATCGGAGATGCTGGGTTTGAACCAGCGACTTGCTGTGTATAAGACAGGTGCTCTACCAACTGAGCTAATCTCCGATTGGCAGCAAGGACTTGCCGTACTGCTGCCATTGTGCTTAAAAATAATAAGGTTAGGGAGAAGACGGTCTTCGCAAGTCTCTCTATAAGAGCCACCTTGCAGGCGTTACCGTCTGAGCCTGATACAGCAGCAAGGCTGTGACACCCTGCTGCCGTTCTACATTGTTCAAAGGAGCATTATGTCTCTTTCAGATTTACCACGTATACACTATATCATACACCGAATGTGAATTACTAGGAACTCTTTATATTGTAAAATTGTTTAATGCCCTGCCATGTATCTTTATAATATTCCTGTACGTGTACTCCATTTTAATTGCTATTTCTTCCCACTTCATCCCTCTCAAATATCGGTATGTAAGCACATCTTTCTCATTTTCGTCTTCCATTTTTTCTATCCGGTTTCTGATTTCCTGCTGCTTCTGCAATCTATTATATCTTTTTCTGAGTATCTTCTTTTCCAGTTCGTCTACCCTTGCCATGTAAGAGGACAAATCCGAACATCCAGAAGCATGAGGCATTCCATCCGATATACAGGAAGGACAATATTTATCCAATCTTATCTCTGCAAGTTCGTTTTCCATCCTTGCGAGCTGCCGACTGATTTTCTGAAATCCAAGAAGATACTCTTTTTTTATTTCATTTTCTGTCTTTTCTTTTTTCTTTACTTCCTCCACCTGTTACTCCTTCCAGCCATATTTCTTCCTGCTCTTTCTATCTCTTACACGAATTTCTACCAGTTCCAAACCTATTGCACCTAATAATCCCTTTAAACTGTTTATTACCTGCTTAATATGCCGATTATCTTCTTTCGTAATATTTCCAATAGCTTCCTGCTCTGTCGGAACAGGCGCACCTGAAGCGTTTTTCATCATTTACTTTTCACCTTCCCATTCTGTTTGCCCTTCACTCCACTTATCGCAAGTATCTTCATCTTCCACTAAAATTCCTTTTCTATCACACAAGCCATCATCATTATAGATGCAGTTTTCGCAGTTATCCATTTTCTTTTCCTCCTTTATATGGCTCTGGAAGTGGCTGCCATGCTAAAATCTTTCCATCGTATATTCCGTAAGTCCAGTACCATAAACACTCTTTAAATCTCATTCTTTTCACTGGATATTCTTCGTCATCGCACGTCACAAGGTAAATTCCATCTTTTTTAGGCTTACTTTGTTCTGTATATGGTATCCAATTGTTATCTGTGCACACCGTTGGTTGTTCATCAATTAGTCTTTTGCTACCAACATTTGTGTCCTTGCCAGTGCCCATATAGGAACGGATTATTTTTTCAATCTCTTCCAATTCCGCTACTTTGCCACAAATTTCATTGATATTCCTCTGACTTACCTGCAATATTAATTCATCTTTATATTTTTGCTTTCTATCTTCAATCTCTTCCAAAATCTTCTCTAGTACGTTCATGTTATTCATTCCATCCCTTCCCATGCAAAATCAATTCCGCTGGAATATACTCCACTTCTGTATCTCCTGTAAAATCTGTCAGCCTTCCTTTACTGAAATCATAAGCATTGACGCATCCATCTTCATGACAATTAGATACTTTCATAAACAATCTTCCATCCCAGCGGAAAACATCCTCTAATTTGAGATTTTTAAATTTTTTTGTTTCATTTCTTGTTCTATCAACTATTTTCACTTACTCCACCTCCAACAACTCTGGATTATCAAAGATATTTCCGATTACTTCCACACATTCCCTTTCGCAAGCATAAAACCCAAGGTTGCAAGCACTAAAGTGTTTTTCTTTTCCCAGTGCGTAGCTGTAATCCAACTGCCAGTCTCCTTTGTTATATGTTACAATCTCAGGATGTTTCTCTTTCCTGTCACAAATATCATTTTCCCAAATCTTCTTACCGTTCTTGTCGGTAAGTCCTGTGTACTGGCAGAGGGTGTCGGGGTCGATTTCAAATTGCAAAAACCTGTTCGGTAATCCCCAATCCGTCATAGTTTCGTACAAAATATAATGATGTGTTGGTACAGGATATCTTTCATAATCTTCTGAAATACAATATGTTGTTTCATCTAACTTACAATAATACCCCTCCACCCATTTACCATTATCTTTTCTCTTTGCTTTAAAAAGTATTTTTCTACTCATGTTTAATCCTTTCTATCTTTCGCCTTAATAGTCAAATATACTCATCTGTTTCTCTGGTTCAAAATTCATCCACAGCATTTCTCTCTTTTTGCTGCATACCTGCGAATAGCAAAATGTTTCTTCCCTGTGCCAGTCTTTCAGCATCTCATTATATAGCTCACTTTCATATCCGCTTATAATCGCAGGTCCTTTATGTAACTTCAAAAGAGCCAGAAGAGCTTCATGGTCTTTATCCGTCATTTCTTCTTTGTATTGCTTTCCGTGCCTTGTTTTCAGCATATACGGAGGGTCTGCATAGATAAGAACATTTGGGAAGTTATAACGAGCTATCACGTCTATTGCTGGCCGTTGCTCTATCTGTACTCCCCTGAGTCGTTCTGCTGCTGTTATAATTCTTTCTGGCAAAGTCGTCCAGTCTGCTGCAGCATAAGCTCTTTCTCTTCCTTGTACGTCACTTTTCCAACCTACTTGTTGGCCATTTGTCCGAAAACCATGCCCCATGTTTAGTTTTATCAAAAAGTGTACTGCTTTATAAAGGCTGTTTTCCGGTATACGTCTAAAGCTTTCCTGATAAACTTGTCTTGCGTATGGTGTATAATACACTTCTTTAGCCAGACGTTCCGGATCTCTTTTTATCCACTCGAAAAGATTTGTTACGTTTCCATCCAAGTCATTTACTGTTTCTATATGACTTCTGGTTTTATTAAATAATACAGCCCCTGAACCAAAGAATGGCTCTAAATATGTGTGATGTTCTGGAAAGAAATTTATAATCCAATCTGCAATAGACCATTTACTTCCTGGATACTTTATTATCGCTTTCATTTCTTTCTGTCAGTTCCTCCTCTATCTCCTTATTCGTAAGCTTTTCCAAATTCCCGCCGCAGAAGAAAATACCTCCTGCCGGTGTAATCTGTATACGCTCCATAATACTTTCTGTTTTCTTTCCCTCTACTATACGTCTACGGATGTATTTCTGTTTGGGGATTAAATTAGATTTCTTCATGTGTCCTCCTATAAAATTGTTTCATAGCAATCTTTCTTGCCGTTATATTTCACCGGTACAGGTGATTTGCAATTTATGCACTCCATATCAAACATCTCTTCTTTCTTGTTTGTCATGTATTTAAAACTGCTGCCACATTCGCATTTTACATACATTGGTATCAATGGTTCTTTAAATTCCTCATTACAACCACATACGTCACAATGAATACTGTGTTGCCCTTTCTTGGAACATAATCCTCTTTCCGCTCCGCACTCCGGACAATGTATATATAAAAATCCTTTGTATTCATATTTGCTTTGTTCTTCTAAAATTCCCGAAGCTTTTTCGTTCATTTTCTTCTGCACTTCATGCTTCGCTTCTTGAGTACTTGCTTCCCCCGGTTCCAAAAGCATTTGGATTATCTCATTAAACTTCTTTTCACTCTGTTCTTCATTTTCTTTTAATACAAATCTTCTTGTTTTTGTTGTAATTGTCAGCATCTTTATTTTCCTCCTGTGCTTCCATCATTTTCTTAACCATATATCCGCCAACAGAATTATTTCTGCTGTTTTTTTGAAAAATCATACTTTTCCATTTCCCATAAAATAAACTGTTCTTTTGTCCCTTCTCTGGGTTTGAATGTTCCGCATCTTAAAGTGCAGGCTTCATTCTGCCAGTAAATTTCTTTCCCTTGGCTTAACGGTGGGCTTATCATGCCTTCGCCTTTTTCCCTGCTTCTGCTATCTACCATAGATACAATATTTTCCGGAAGCATATTGCACTCCAAAGTATTCATATTTTGTAAAACTGCTGCTCCTCTTCCATAATCGCAGATACGCACTCCTGTATCTATGTATTGCGTTTTAAAGTATGTAATGTCCGGTTTGTAAATGGTTTTCTGGAGCAAATCCAACTCTTCCCACTGGTCTTCCTCATTTTTCCAGAAATTCGCCGCATTTCCCGGCAATGGTATTGCACCTATCAGTTCAATAATTGCCGCTTTTGCTTTCTTCGTCATTAGATATTCTTCTAAGTAAATACTCCAATATCCGTTTGCCATTCCGGTAAGATAAATTCCTTCTCCGTCATTTCCTACTACAAGTCCTGCTCCCTGCCATTCTTTTTTTATTAAAGCCTTAAATAAATTTAATTTCAAAAACATATTTTTATCTCCTTTTCTTTGCGTTTTTCACTATCTGCTTCCTTGGCTTCCTGCTGCCTACGCATCTTCCAGACTGTTTTCCATAAATAAATACAGTAAAGTTATTTCTCCCCATTGTATCCTCCTATGAAATTTCTTTTAGTAGTCTCTCTGCAACGTCTGTATAGCCACATCTTTCTAAAGCTTCCATAACCGCTTCCAAAGAAAGGAATTGACCTCTTGCTTCTTCATTTTCTCTTTCTATTTTTTCTAAGGTTTCCAAATCCGGTGCAATTCCGCATACTTCCTGCAACTCTTTCGCCATATCCGATAACTTTACATAGTTTTTTCCGTACCGGTCATATTCCATGCACATAGCACTGTGCTTATCCATGTTTTCTTCAAATCTTTTCAGTCTTATGCTTTTCCAGCCATATTCTGTGTAGAGAGTCCATAGCGCTACTGTTTTCATGGTATTCATTACATTTTTAGCCAGAAGGTCGTATGCTTCTCTTGCCGCCTTTTCGGGTATCTGCAAAGATAATCCCAATGCGCCACGTCTTTTTATGTCTTCCTGCAAATAATCTATTCCTTTTTCTTTCGCAAGTCTGAGGGCATATAAAGCTCCTTCTATTCTCCATTTTTCTTCTTTCTTGTTCATTTTCTCCTCCTTGGTTCAAATACTCCTGCTGCTCTGCATTCTCCGGGCTTGCATGGTCTTCTTTTCCCGTGTCTTGCCAAATAGTCACACCCACTGTCTATGGATGATACCTTTATGGAATTCTTGCAATAATCGCAGTCTTTTGTACGTATATGCTTAATATCTCTTTCCGTCATGTTTTTCCAGCTCATACATTCCTCCTTAACTAAATGGCAGTTCTTCATCAATTCCATCCGGGATATTCATGAAGCCATCTGCGTCCACAGTTGTTCCTGTGTTTCCGATCGTCTGTCCTGCTGCCGTGTTGCTTTGTGCATTGCTATTTCCTGCTGCGTTATTTTTACTTTCGGCAAATTCCTGTTCTTCTACAACTACATCTGTTGTATAGACTTTGTTCCCATCTCTGTTTGTATAGCTTCCAGTCTGAATTCTGCCACTTACTACAATACGGATACCTTGACGGAAGTATTTTTCGGCAAATTCTGCTGCCTTTCCGAAGGCAACGCAACTAATAAAGTCTGCTGTTGCTTCGCCCTCTCTTTTTATTCTTCGGTCTACTGCCAGTGTATATCTGGCAATTCCCATTGGATTATCTCCGGCTGTATAATGTACATTTGGGTCTCTGGTTAATCTGCCCATTAAAATTACTTTATTCATGGTTTTTTACCCCTTCTGTATCTCTTTTATAAATTCTACAAGCTCTGTTTCGCTGTTCGGATATCTGCTGTACTTCTCGTGCTTCGTCCACTTTGGAATTCCGCTTTTTCTTGGTGGTTCTGTTCCTCCTACGAGATGAAAGTAAGAACTTATGTATGTTCCTGTGTATTCATTTTCGTTTTCGTATTCCTCTACAATCAGGGTTGCTCCATTTTCGAACTGGTATCTGTAGTATGTAGTTCCTATATGTTCATCTTTATACCAGATGCCCCATTCTTTATAATTTCTAATCCATTCTTTTCTTTGGTCGTTATTTTTAAGTTTTGGAAGAGGAGGTTGGACTGGTTCCGGAAACTCGTTATCAAGTTCTGCAATCATTCCGGCCAATGCACCAACGATTAGTTTCTGTTTCCGTACCCGTATGTCTTTTTCTGTAAACTCCTCCGAAAGCATTGTTAAGTATCTTTGTGCTTTTTCTAGCTCTTCTTTTAAAAGCTCTATATCGGTCCGCTCAGTTGTCTGTTCATATTTTTCTGTCTGTTGCTCCATCTTTACAGCTTCGGTCTGTAATTCTTCTTTTACTTCCTGTTGCAGTTCGGCTTCTTCATTCTGTTGCGCCAGCGCAACAGGTTTGTTTTGCAATTCTTCTTGTGTTTCCTGCTGCACTTCCGGCGATATCTCCTCCGGTTCTGCTGCTTTTTTCCTAAGCCCTTCTAGCGCAATATTATTCCACATAGATTGGATTGCCGCCGCAAGATAGAACCAGTCGTAGTCTCCTATATAGTTGCTTTTCTCATCCCATAGCTGTACATAATCATCAAACAAGTTTGCGTGAGCTACTCCTCTTTCTGTGGAGAAGTACCGTGTTCTATGATTTATGCCCAGTTTTCTTTTTATCTCTTCTGGACTCTTATTTACCATCAGCACCCTGTTTGTATAATCCTCCAAAAACCAGCTATACATACTTTTAATTAAATGTTCGGCCAGTAACTTCAGATATTCTCTCTCCTGCTCGCTTGGTTTCTTTAATATTGTTTTCTTTTTTTCCTGGACTTCCTCCGGAAGCATTTCCGGATAGTCTTCAATACTCATCTGGCCTTCCAAATTTTCTTCTTGATTTTGAGGTTTTCGAATTTCTCTAATTTCTTTTGCTGTCATTTCCGGTTTCGCCTGTTCTATTTGCTTATCGTCCAGATACAGCATTTCCTGTAACTGGCTTTTCCCAAAAGAAGCAAACTCTTGTCTTAATTCCGGAGAGTTCCCACCCTCGGAGAATTTATCATTCATGTGCATCCATCTGCTGCAAGTGCTTTTACTTATTCCGTAGGTGTCCTGTGCAAATTCCCATATACTTTCAAATCCATCCTGTATATAAAGTTTCTTGTCACGAATGTATTTGAGATAATAGCCTATAGTTATAAATTTCTTAGACATACTTTCTAAATCTTTCCGGATTATGTCTTTCGCTCTGGTCTTGCAAGATGCTCTTTTGTTTCTTACCTGTTTTCTTCACTTTTGTATCCAGCCTTCTACGATGCACTTATCGTCTGTTTTTGCTCTTGGTAATCTTGCATAAAATCCACTTTTACGCACATCTTCCCTGCATTCTTCCACTGTTTTTCTCAAAATGCAGAACGGTGTCGGTTCCCCTGTTTTTGCATTAAATACCCTTGCTACGCATTTCTCCGGAAAATCCAATGGTCTTTTATAGATAACCACCATGGGAATAGGTATTTCTTTCCAGTCCATTTCTTTTAAGCTGTTAATCACTTTGTTTTTCATTTTTCTCCTTCATTTCTCTTAAAATCCAATCAGAATAAGTGTGTTTGCCTACTTCCACGTTTACTTCATGCTCTTGTATTACCTCCCACAGAGCTTTCCATTCTTCCTGATTTTTAACCGATTTAAAACCGTCTCTTGCCCATATTTTCATCTTGTCTCTTACCGCATAAAGGACAAATTGATTTCCGGAATAAATGCAGATTTTGCATGGTTCATGTACTCTTTTTAAAGCTTCTGTCAGAGTTTTTAAAATTTCCTGATTGTATGTGCCTTTTCCGGTTCGGAAACCTTCTCTTGTTATAGGAGTCTTGCCTTTTATGTATTCCAGCACATAACCGCAGCTTCTCTCTTTCTTCTGGAAGGCTGTGTTACTGGTCTCTATGTATATATTTATGCTTTTCACTTACCCGCCCTCCTTAATGAGTGTGTAATAGATAAATTCATATCCATCCGCCGTTATTCCTTCTCTTAAACTATCTTTATCCAGATACCAGCCGGCAGGAACTTTAATTTCCTTTGAAAATTGATTTCCTTTCATTTTCTGTTTCTTCGGTACCGGACGAATGAGGTTCTTGCTTGGATTATAAGATTTCTTCTGTATCTGCTCGTTGGTTTCCCTTGTTTTCTGGAAGTATTTAATAAAATACTCTGCCAGTCTCCTGTACTGCCCACTTCTCTCCATTGGTTTCATGGTAGTCCATCCGTGTGACCAAATGTCCCTTAACTTCCTTGCATCTATCGGACTTAAAACCATGTGTATATGTGCTCCCCCTCGTTTTCCTACTTCTGCAGTCCAGACATATTTCAGGATCAGGTTCTCCTTTTTGTAAATATCCCTTATCTTTCGTAGTAGCTTCTGCTCGTGCTGATGCAATTCCTTTATGCTCTGTGGACGCAGCTCTTTTTTATAGTCAAAGGTCACATACCAGCAATCTTTATTAAAATTGGCATTCAACAGGCGAGTTAATCTTTTTACCAGATGTCTGTCATTTATTTTTTGTTGCTGTTCCGTGGTAGGGTTTACCCTCGCCCTTCTTTTCCTTCCTTTTGGCTGCAACCAGTAAGTGTAATACTTGGATATCTCCTTTGTCTTTCCTGCCTTACACACCATCTTCATGTATGGCATTTTCTGTCCTCCTGTCGAAACTGTAATAAACTTAGCAAGTCTAAAACGGGCTTTTCTGCCCGTTATTTTCTTGATTTCGGAAGCCATATATGCTATACTTTTTGTAGGCTTAAAGTTTCATATATGACTTACCCGGAGCGTGTCTCTCCGGGCTTTTCTTTTTTATTTGATTTGTACAAAATTATGTCCCACTGCTCTGGTATGCTTGTACTCTCTTTTTCCCATAAAGTTTCCTTTTCCTCCGTGACTCCCATAGAATTGGTCTATAAGATTGAAACTTTCTAAAGTAAGGGATGTTATTCCGTGTCTCTCTTTAATCCGTTCTATCTCGGAAAATACAGGTAAGAGTTCTTTTTCTAATTGTGTAAATTCTCCCATTGCTTTTTTCTCCGTATTCTTGTATAATGGACTTGTTAATTAAATTCCCTAGTCCGCATGAGTTCTATCTCTGCGGGCTTTTTTCTTTAACAACATTTCCCATTCTCTTACTTTCTCGATAGACCAGAACAGCATATATGTAACCATCCCTACTCCAAATATCTGTCCTAAAAGGCTCATATCTTCGGGAATTTTAAAAACTGTGTTAAATAACAGTGCTGTCCCCAGAATTGCTTGTGTTAAGCTTTCACTGTGCATGGCTTGTCCTTCCTTTCTTACCGCACTAGGCGGTCTTTCTTTTGTAAAACGCCAAAATTATTCTGGATACATTATCAACAATATTTTTAATCTCTTCTTCCGAAGTATTTTTTGAAAAATCGTCTCGTACCTCTATTTTGTTTTCTCCTTTATTTTCTTTTAAGAGCACCATAGAGCCACCTCCTTGTTTTATGGTATGCTGTTCTTCTTGTCTATGTTTATGTAGGATGTATTTTAATCTTTGACACTTCCTCACGGTATCTTTGCATCGCTTTTCCAATTAGAGCCACTCCTGCATCATTGTTGTTCCATCTTTCTTCTCTCATACGTGCGTCTATTGCTTTCTTTAATTCCCCGTATGTTTTACACTGGGATTTCATCTTCCTATATAATCGATCTGCTTCTGTTTCCAGCATTTCTTCAATTTTTGTTATTTCCATATTCCTTTACCTCACTTTCTTTTCCAGTACCTTTGTATCTTTTGTACTTGCCATTTTCTCTTGATTTCCCTATACTTTAAAATAATCATTTTAAGCAGAAAGGAAGTATGACTTATGCCGCCTTATAAATTTACACCTGAGTACACTGAACTCTCCTCAATCAAGAAAGAGTTGCGCCCTTTGGAAGATATTGCATCTTCCGCTGAAACAATTGCCAATTCTGCTAAAACTCAATCTGAACTTGCAGTCGAAAAATCAAAGAAAGCTGACATAAAAGGTTGGATTGCAGTTGGTATTTCTGCGTTTGCTCTTCTAATAGAAATTATTTGTAATTACGAGCAAATTGCTGATTTTTTTAGCAAATTATTTTAATACAAAATTAGAAATTAAAACAATTATCAGGGTAATAATAGAAAATACCAATCCTACATCTGAAACCGTTATTTTTGACGGTTTCTTTTCTTTCTTGTCGTTCATCTTCTTCACTTCACTTTCTATTTCTTCTTATTTCTCCAATTCCGATATGCTTTTTTTAAATCTTCTGGAATTGACTCATAAATCAATAGTGCCATAAGGATTATAAGCGCGACTAGCAGTACAATAAGTACAATCGCGAATATCCCACCTAAGATTTTAACCATTTCCTTCACCCTACCTTCTTTTTCATGGTTCAAACTAAACAACTATTATCTACTCTGGAATAATAGATGTTTTAATTGCATTACATTCCTTATATATCTGTGGAATTAACATTTCGGTATCCATTTCAGCAAGGAAGTTTCCTTCAAAATCCCAGTATTGTATTACCTCACGTACTGGGTCTTTTTCTGTTCCCAGTCCTCTTTTTGCTTTTGTCTCTATAACCTGTATAACTTTTGCACTCTTTGTTCCATTAGCTCTATTCATTTTTCTCACCCCACTTTCTTTTCCATGAAGTCCCTAATTTTCCTTGTAATTCGCTATATTTTTTCCTATACTTTACTTACAGGCTCCCGCCAGAGCCGAGTAATTTACGAAAGGATTATTTTTATGTCTTATGGTTATGTCACAATTTGCCTTAATGGGCATATCGTAAGTAAGTATAATGCCAATCATCAGAAATATTGTTCTCAATGCGGAGCAGAAACTTACTCTTTCTGTCCTAAATGCCAAACACATATACGTGGAATTTTTAGTGCTCCTGGGGTAATACTGATAGGAGAGCAGCCTTATGAACTTCCTCACTATTGTCATGAATGTGGTTCTCCTTATCCTTGGACACAGAAAATACTTGATAATTCCATTGAACTTCTAGCCTTAGATGATGATTTAGACGACGAGTCTAAAGAACTAATCAAAAATGCTATTCCGGAATTAATCGTCGATGTTCCAACTACTCCTATTGCTATTGCAAAATATAGAAAAGGAATATCTGCTTGCGGGCAAATTTTAAAAGACTCCTTACGCCAGCTTCTTATTGATATTGTAAGTGAAACGACTAAAAAGGCTTTATTCCCGTAGATTTTCCGCAATACTGACAATATTTATCAGTTTTTAATATTAGCCTTTTGCACCAAGCACAACGAACTAAGCCATTCTTTAAAAGTTTTTTCTCGTTGTGCTTCTTTATTAACGCATTAAGTACTTTCATTCCCTCACCCTGCTTTCTTTTCCATGGAGTCCCTGATTTTTAACACTTCCGCTGCACTTTTCATAACAAGAAGGCTTTCTCTTGTCATCTGCTGCATGTTCTGAACAATTTCTTTAATTTGTTTTTTCTGTTCTTCTTTCATGTCTGTTCCTCCTGTCTTTGTTTTTATACCACCATTATATGTTTAATACAAACATTTGTCAAGTGCAAAATTGTTGCTATTCAACATTTTATCATTGACGTTTGCCACCCAGTGTGATATTCTATGAATCTGTAATTATTATATTCCAATCTTATATATAGTCAAGCGTTTTTTATAAAAAAGTGCATAAAAAATAAGCCGGGATTTCTCCCGGCTATACTAATGCCCCTCTGTCATTTGTTCTTGCCATGCGTCCGTCACTCAAAAATGCGTACAGCTCATTTCCAATCCACAGCATTTCATCTCTTGCCATGTATCCGCCGTCTTTTAACCAGTACCAGGCATCTCCCTCTTTGTACCAGTTGTTTTCCAGCATTGCGCCGTCTGGCTGTAAATAAAACCAATTTCCGTTTACATACGCCCATCCGGTACGCATCGCTCCCCATTTATCCATATAATACCAGTGGTTTTCGATTTTATGCCAGCCCTCTGTATACATATAGCCACTGCCGTCAAAATAATACCAAATTCCGTTAATCTTTTCCCAGTTATTTGTTGTATAGCTGCCGTCTGCGTGCCTATACCACCAGCCTGTGCTATCTTGTACCCAACGGTCTGTTTCTCCGTTTACAATAGCCTCAAAGGGAAAATTATCTCCGGGACAATTTGTAGGGTTTACATCTTTATGCTTCTGTACCTTTGTAATGCCATATTTGCTTTTTAAAGAGGCAATAAGCTCTTTTCCTGCGTTAATCTGTGCCTGTCCCATGCGTTCTGTCATAAATGCCCCTTCGAAACAGATGCCAATACTGTCGGAATTGCATCCGGTAGCGTGTGCTCCTACTGTATCCTCCGGTCTTCCCCTCTCGATTGTGCCGTCTTTTCTAACTAAAAAGTGGTAGCCCATGCCAGCCCATCCACGTTCCTTATGCCAGCGGTGGATATCCTGCGCAGAGCATTTAGACGCATCGGCATTATGTAAGATAATACGTGTTGTTTTGCTTCTTTTGCTTAAAGAGCCAAATTTTAAGTTTGTTTCTACAATATTCATAGTTCTTTCCTCCTTAATCTACAACTTCCCACTCTTCAGAAAACAGCTCAATCATAGTTTCTTTCCACGGAACACGTCCAAATCTACTTTCTACATACAGATACGGAGCTGTCATTTTGCTATTTTCGTCTGGAAATTGTGCACGGATAACCACATCTGGTTTCCAATTTGGTAATCGCATTCCCATCCCACGCTTTACCAGTTTTAAGGCATCCCCAAAACTCATTCTTGCTTTTCCTCCCAAAATTGGTGTGTTTTCAGCGTTGGCAATCATAAATTCGTTGGATGCTATGTTGTCAAAGGTGTATTCCGGTCTTTGGGTATCTAAAAGGCGCATTACATCCCCTTCTTTTGTATGCATAATAATTTCGCCGTTTTCCCACGCCCAAAAACCTGCCCAATTTGGCAGTTTCACTTTATTCCCTGCTTTCATTTCTTTCAGTGCTTCTCTAAAATTCATTCCCATATCGTTTTCCTTTCTGCTGTTGCGCCAGCGCAATTTATTTTTCTTCCACTTCTGGAATTCCGGCTACAGAGTTCGCTACAGATAAGATACCTGACAGGATAGATGCAGATACTACCACTTTCCAATCCACTGCGCTTAACACTGCTGCTGTTCCTACTGTTGCCACAAAGGTCTGTGCCATTGTTTTTACAGCCCTAACACCTGCTGCCTTTGCCCATTCTCTTGTGTCTACATTTGTTTTTAATACACAATTTTTAAACATACTCTAATCCTCCTACTTAAAAATCATTGCTCCGATTGCTCCTGCGGCTGCTCCTAATAATGCAGACACCAGAGTATCCCAGCGTTTCGCTGGTTTTTCTTCCAAACTGGCTACTTTTGCAGTAAGCTGTACAAGGGTTTTGTTCATAAAGCCGACTTCTTTTGTAAGCCCTACCATCTCCTGTGCCAATTGATGTACTACATTAACTACTTCCTCTGCACTATCCATGCGGTGTTTTAAGGAGCCAATTTCTTTTTTTATCTCTGCAATAGCTACTGCTGTTTCCTGTTCTTCCACGTGTTCTCCTTTCTTTTGATTTTTAGCATAAAAATAAGACCATTAAGGTCTTGCTCTAATCTCCATATATTCTCCTGTCTTAAAATGTCGAACGTTTTATCTTGTTTTTCTCTGTCTATAAGGTATACTTATCTTAGCTGGATTGCTTATACTCTTGTGTATATTTTTTCCTTTTGTCGTTTGAGTAGCAGTCCAGCTCATTTCTTTATTTTCTGTTTACCTGTATTAAACAAGTAATTACTACTCCTGCAATACTTCCCACTGTAAATGTTAATACATATCCCATGTTAAATCAGTTCCTCCTGCGGTGCATAGACTTCCTCTGCCAGCAATGTAAGGGTTGCATATTCCTCCTCGGAAATGCGGTTCATTGCAAAATATACGTCCAGCTTTGCAACGGCTTCATCTTTTGTGTCATAAAATTTCTTTTCGATTAAGTTTGTCATAAGTTTTACGATTACTGTGTTATTCATATTCTGTTACCTCCATGTTATCTAAAATATTATTTGTATCTGTTTCTATCATCGCTGCTTGGGTAGAGAGTGGCATTAAGGATAAAAGATTTGCAAGGCTCTGTGTCTGTGCAGAGACAGCTTCCTTTATTTTATTGTCTGTGTAGTTTTTTGTATCGGCTACATAAGATAATTCCATACCTGCTCCTGCATTATTAGTAACTACGGTAGTTGGGTAGTTCGTATGCAGGGCATTTAAGGTTTTCTGTGTTTCTTCCGGTAATGGTTCCCATGTTTCTGTTTCTGTCTCATACACCACTTCTACTGGCGTTCCGGCTTCTTTTTGCTGCAAAAGCCATGTTTTAAATTCTTCTGGCGTTGGCTTGTCTGATATAAAATATTTATTCCTAACCGAAATGTGGTCAGAGTATATTCCAATTTTTGCTGTTTCATTATCCCATGCGTTACTTACATTCTTAAAGTGCGTACACAAAGAAGAATTATACTTAAACATGCTGTTTTCAAAAAATGATAAATAACAATGTATTCCTCCTGGATAAACAGTATTTTTATATTCAATCCAATCTTTTTCACTTAAATCTACCGCTTTACTTTTTCTTGCAATGCCCCAGATACCTTCTCGCTTTTCCAGCTTGTCCCATTTGGTTAAATTCAAATCTAAGGAAATGTCTTGTAAACCATTCCATGGTACAAAGTAATTTTCTACGTCTAATGGCTTGTCACTAACCATTATATCAAAACCGGAAAATTCTTTATAAGAGGATGATTCTTTATTATCACCTCGAAAACAAAAACTCATATAGCTTACCTTTGTTAAGTCTACGTTTTCTCCATTATTCGCCGACGCTCCATCAAAACTAGTTTGTTCAATTTCATAAGCCCGTCCGATTTTTCTCGAATATCCATTACTCCCCATATATTCCATATCTTCATCGTAATAGGTCACATTAAATAGAACATAGCTTTCGTCATCATATGTTTTGAATTTTCCTTTTATATAAACATTATTTTTCCCACTCCATCTTATTGCTTCACTTGTTACACTTTGTTTTCGCTCTATGATGTTTACAGAGCTGAAATTGCTTGTAGTAATCTGGAAACCAATCTTCCCTTTATCTCCAGCATTTATAATTTCTTGTTGCCAATCAGGGCTTGGGGATGGTTTTCCACCTGTGTAAGGTTCTGGATATGTGGCATTTTCTCCTTCTTCTAGCTGAATATAGTGTAATCCATCCAAAACTGCTTGATATAGATTTATAGAATTAGTATAATCAGCATTCCTTACTAGTATATAGATATTCCCAGTTTCGTCAGTCATTATGGTTTTAGGGCCATTTTTAAATACGCCGTTAATATCAGTTCTTTCTCCGTTTAGATACAAGCTTGCAACGGTAGTTTTAGGCACATCACAAGATAGCGTATAATTTGTGTTTGGTTTTAATTTCATATCATACCTAAAAATACCCGTATCGATAGTATGATTAAAAACCACAGAAAACAAATTCTTACCAGTTGTCTGTACCTGCTCTGACTTTCCGAAAATCCTGAGATTATCCAGCAAATGCCCGGAACTATCCCCCACCGCTATGTGCTCCCCGGTTGCCGTGTTAATAATGGCATCGGCTTTATTCTGGGTAAGGGATGCGATATCAGCTTTATTTTTCTGTATCTGTTCTCTGTCTGCGATAATTTCCTGTGCAGCCGTCTGTACTGCCTTTACCTGTTTATTTCCTTCCGCTGTTACAAGTCCTGTCTGCTCTGTTCCTTTTTCGGCAATCTTTGTAAGCTCTGTTGTTGTAGCTTCTTGCACGTTTGTTATCTGTTTCTGTCCTTCTTTGGAAACTTCTGCTTTAATCACATTTACATCCAGTCCAAACCGGTTTACTTTATCATCCAACTCTTGCTTTGCAAGATTTTTCTGCTCGGTAATATAAGTCGCTGTCTGGTCTTTCACTTCCTGCACAGATGCAGTTTCCTGCCGTTCTACCGCCTGTACAGCATTATCTTTCGCAGTCGCAACCGCCTGTGTGGCTTCTGTGGTTTTTTCTTCCACATGGGCATCAAATCCATTTACCTGCGTCCTTACATTGTTCTCCGCCTGTCTAGCGCTTTCTTCTGCTTTTTTTGCCTCTCTAGCACTTCCGGCAGCACTATCTTTACTGTTCTCTGCCTGTCTAGCACTTTCTTCTGCTTGTTTTTTTAACTGTCTTGCGTTTGTTTCCATTTGTGCCACAGACTGTTTGTCTTCCGCTACTTTTGCAGCGTCCTGTGCTACTTCTTTTGCCAGTCGGACTACTTTATCGTGTGCATCTGTGTATTCTGGCGTTCTGTCTCCCGGCATAGCAAGGCACTGCCAAAGCTCTGTTGTTTTCCCTGGCTCTGGTGCCGTCCCTGTAATTGTCTGCCCCAGCTCTGCAAGGCACAGATAAGAGCCGCCCTGCATGGCAACAAGGTCTAAATATTCATATTTGGCTGTACTGTCAAAATTCCCTCTCGGATTAGGTGCAACATTGCCCAAATCGGTTTCTGTATAATGATTTTCACTCTGCATTTTTCCACCTCCTAAAAATTTAACCGGTAAAGAAGCCGGCTTCCTGCCCGGACAAAGCGTACCTTGTCAATTTCCGGGTCAGAGTACAGTTTTAAGCGTCCATTTACTACCTTAAAAGCAGCAAAATAGACGTTTCCGGTATCTCCTTTTAGTTCTCCTTCCTTGCCTTTAACATAAGCGTCAATTTCGTCCTTGGCATCCTCTACCTGTCCCGGAATTTCCTTTACCGTTTTTTTTGCTTCTTCTGCATAATACTTTGCATTATCCTCTGCTCTTTCCGGTAAATCGTCCCTACCGTGTGCGTAGCCCTCCGCCTGTTTCTGGTGCTCTGCTGTTTTTTCCACTGCTCCATTTACAAGCTCTACAACCTCATGGAAAATGTTTGGATTATCGTTCCCTCCACAGATTTTTGGTCTTGCTTTTACATGGATTGCAATCTTCTTTTCTGTCTGCCCCGCTTCTTTTCCTGCCAGATAAAGAAAGGCGTAGATAATGTAATTTTGTACAGTGCCTTCGTTTTCCAGCATACAGTCCGGAATAATCACGTCTGTTCTGCCTTCCTGTGTGGTTCCGATACGGATTAAAGACTCTCCACTCTTTTCCTGTAAGGAAAAATGGACCTCTACAACCGGTGGAAGCTGTAAGCCTTCTATCCGGAGCACCTGCCCGTAATCCCACTGCCATACCCCGTAGACACTTGTAAAGCTGTCTTGGGTAAAAGTGGCTGTTGTAATATTCATGTTTCCTCCTATTCTGCTAATTTAGCTACTTCCTGTCTTAAAGGCTCCTGAATTTCTTCCAGTCTTAAATGCCCCATTTTAATTCGCATTGCCAGAAATCTTGCCGTGACTTACACCTCCTTTTTTAAGATTACTTCCTGCAAAGCCGCCTCTGTTACATCTGCACGCTGGGATAATAATTCAATCTGTTTTTCTGTTTCTGTTTTCTCTCTTAGAGAGATAGTTGCCAGCACTTTTCCTTCTGTCTGGTCTACGCTTGTAAAAAGCGGACCGGCAAGTTTTAAATCGGTATAAGTGCCTATTACCTGTTCCTCCTGTTTAAACTGCACGCTGTCCAGGTTCCCAGCTTTTGCAAGTGCCTGTGCTGCTGTTCCAAGGGCGGTAAAATCATTTACTGCAAGGGTGGTGCTGGCAATGCTTGCCCCTGCTAAGATTTCCAGTTCTGTCTTATCTTTTAATACAATTTTCTGCATAATTCTTCTCCTTTTAAATAGAAATCGTTATATCTTTCTTCCGGTCCAGCTTCCGCCATTTCGGAACCCAACGTATAAGTTGCACCCAGCGTCTACCATCAATAAGCATCCGTCACTCCCGCCATTTGTCATAAAAACGCCCTTTGAATATTGTGGTATAGTTATATCTCCTATCGGAATCATGGATGTTGCATTAACGAAATACGAATAATTTATGCTGGGTGGATTCCCTATATCGGAAGCATATTTATTCATGGCCCTTTTGTCTACTTCAACTATTTCATTTTCCAATGTCTTTCCCATAACAGCGTCTAGGGCATAGCCTTCTTCTGTGGTTGTAAGGGTTTTCACCGTTTCTCTGTAAGCGTGTTGTTTCAAATCCTTCGAATTTGCTTTTTTTTCATCTGTTTCTTTTCTTATTCGTGCTTCTTCCGTAATCGCTTCTTTTCTTTCCTTTATTTCTATCTGTATTTTTCCTTCAATTTCTCCTGTCTTAGTAAGGACTTGTTGTATTAAAGTTTCTTGCTGTGCTTCCGTTGCATCATCAAATTTCATGCTTTTTCCGACTCTTACTGTTTCCGTAAAGCTTACAAGGGCTTTATTATTGTCTACAATCCTAATCTGTATAGCATTCAATCCCTCTAAAAAAAATCCCTTTGTAGGTTTAAAAGAAATTACATTATCCATCACGTCTGCAAGAATTTTATCCAACTCCCCGTCTGGTTTTAAGACATATACAACCGCCGCCGCCGTTGCCGGCACAGTAAAATCCATTACATGGTATTCTATCGGCACCATATCCGTGCCAATATTGTAGTCGATTATATCTTTTAAAGTATCCCTTAATACGTATATCTGTCTTTTAATGCTTTCCATCGTCTTCTCACCTCCTTATGCCGGTATAAACCTTACAATATACAGCCCTTCCGGTTCCGGTGGAATAATTCCGCCACCACCTTTGTATCGAAGCACCAAATCCCACGGATAACTATAAAAGTTTGCCTCATACACTTCTGTTCCCGTCTGGTCTCCAGTTTCCGGATGCCCTCTGCTGGAGGAAGCATGTATAATTCTTCCGTTTCCTAGATACATCGCAGTGTGATGCGTGGTATTTAAGAATACATCGCCACGCTGCGCTCCGTCTCCGTTTACAAGGTTTACATCATCTGCAACAGTAAAACCTGCCGCCGTAAAATACTGCTTCATATTTCCGGTGTAAACTCCCGTACCGCCTCCAATGTTCACCCCTGCTTTTCGATATGCCTGTGTAACAAAGGAAGAACAGTCGTAATCAGGTCCCCAACGGTTTTGCTGGCTGTATCCGTGGCTGTCATCCGCTGCGGTATCGCAAGCCCACTTGATAGCCTTTTCAATTACGTCTGCACCGGAGAATTGTTCCAGATAGTTGTACCATTTTCTTGCACACTGTCTCCTCTCTGCTTCCACTTCCACGCCGGCACGTTCAAAATTCTTTAAAAATGCACTTGCTAAATATTCGGGGCTTTCTTTGCTTGTCCGGAACTGTTCAAAGGAAATAGGATAAGCAGATGTTTTAATCCACTGCCCCGAGGAAACGGTTAAATTCTGTATCCAATAGAGCTGTCCGTCTGGATCCGTAATGCTATACCCGTTCGCTTTTGCCCAGTTGGTGTAATTAGTTGCCGGAGTCCACTGCACAAGCCCAAAGCCACCTTTATAATTTCCTTCCTGTAAGCTCTGCCATAGTCCGGGGTTTATATTCGACTCTTTTTCCATGTTTCCTAAAATGCCACTGATGGCATTTAAAGACCATCCCATCTTTGCAAAGTATTTATGCACTTCGATGGCATTCCCCTGCATCTGTGCTTCCGTCAGGTACTTATTTCCTATCGTCCATGCCATTAAAACGCACCTTCTTTCGTATTTCCCCCTACGACTATGCCATTTACTAGCTCTACAAATGTTCCATCGGAAAATTCCAGTCTTCCGGTTTTTGCAAGCTTGCCATTTACATCCAGTTCTCCGGCGCTTATTCCCACAGCATCTCCGTCTTTTCTTACCCAAAATCCCCCTTGGTAAGAGTCTTTTGGTGTTCCTCCTGTAAAAGCGGTGTAGCTCGGCCAACCGCTCGGAAGACCTTCCGGTGTGCTCGGTAAGCTTCCACAGCAATGGACGCTTGCAATTACATCTCCATCCACTCCCAATATTTCAAGATTTCCACCGTTAAACCGGAACCCTCTTTCCACTCTTCCAATTGCAGATGTCTCAATTAAGAGTTGTGCTGCTTTTATAATTCCTTTATTTAAGTCCAGTTTAAAACCTTCTAAGCCCTCTATGTAATTTTCCGACATTAGCTCCCCACCACGGATGCGGTCTGCAAACATTGTTCCGGCCACAATCAAATCTGCGGCAAAGCCTTGCCCTGTTCCAAATGTTTTCCAATCCCATTCTCTTCCGTCTACTGTTCTTTTGCTTGCAATCTGGAAGCCCATAGTGCCTAAGCATAAGGCTCCGTATGTCGGTGATTGCTCATCTAAATCCTCAAAAAGCACTGCTCTTACATTGCTTTTTCTTGCAGCACTGCTCTGCGCTCTCATTTGTGCTTTAACGCCATCTATTAAGCCTTGTATCTGCTCTCCTACTACAGTTCCGTCTGGCCGTATAGCGTTATCTATTCGGTTCGCTGCACTTGTTATATTGTTAAAATAATTGTATTTGTAATCTCCCAGTTCTACTTGCGTAGTTTTCTTTTTTAAGCAGTCGTATTCCAATTCAATTACCCTTGCATCTGTGGTAATTCCAAGCTTACTGTGCTTGCAATGCACCGCGTCTCCCAACCCTACTTTTTCTAGCTCTTTGTATTCTCTGTATTCTTCTGTATTTTCCAGTAATACAATTTCTACAGACATGGAAAGCTTTGGCTTGTCAATTCCGCTTTCGTACTGCTGTCGGCATTTTTCTTCCAGAGCCTTATCTAATTCTTTCTGTGTTTCGCAAATAATTACTCCGTTTGCTCTGTCTTCTTCTGATGCATCCTGTTGCATTTTTACATCATCGAAGGTCATTGTAGCAATCTTTACAGTCGGGTACTTGTTAATCAATTCAGAATCTACAGGGTTAGTGCTCTTGTATCCGTTGTAGGCCTTTGGGAAAATTCTTGTTACTACTTCCCTTGTATCAACTTCTTCCTGTATTCCATCCTTTTTAATATTCTTCCCGTAAAGTATTTGCACTCCGTAATCATTTCCTTGTTTCTTATTCACAATTATTTCGTAATTATTAAAAAAGATTTCTCCGCCCCAGCGATTTATAAAAGAGTTGTCCTCGTTGCCATTTAAAGCTTCGATAAAATTTTTGTATTCATAGTAGGCGGTGCTTCGCACTGTAATATCTGATTCCGCGCTGTATTTTCTGTTTGGCGCAAGCATGAGATTAAGGGCTTCTTGTCCTGTCTTGTTTGTTGGTCGGATGTCTTCCAAAAAGCAATCCTCTCTTGCATCCATAAAAATAGGTTCCGCAGTGGCAGTGACTCCTGTCTCCGCTTTTTCTGTATGCTTAATTCGAAACAACTGTTCTCCGTTAAAAGACGGTACTTTTACTACAGCTTCTTCTGTAATATATTTCCATCTGCCTTCTCCGTCTATTGGATGTTGCAGTTCTAAGTTCCATGCTCCGTTTAATGTAGCGTGCACAAGTGCTTTTTCTGGAAGCAAAGGCATATCTCCATTTGCTTCAAAATTCGTGTTCTCTGGCTTATAAATCTGTATCATTACAAGCACCTCCAATTTGGTTTTACTTGCAGAATAAAACCGGGAGAAACAGAAATTCTGTTCCTTCCCGGCTTTAAATATAAATCCTCATATTCTCCTGTTATTTTCGTGTTACTCAGAGTGCCATCTTCTCTGTATGCAAGCATACGCTCTGTATCTATAATAAGATTTCCGCTTACGTTTGCTTCCATATCCTTCCCGTTTACGTTTATTATGCACAGCCCTTCTCCCTGTACATAATACACTGGTTTACATAATAAATATGGATTTTGCTCCGCTTCTTCACTCTTCATTTTCACTTTTCCATTTCTTAGGTAAGTGTATGGCTCGCACGTAAAGCTTACAGTTATATTTCCTATTCTCCTTGTAGTATGCTCAATTTCCCCTAGTTCTACTTTTTTCACTTTATAAAAAAATGCTGCATCATCCTCAAATATCAGTTCTCTGTTCATGCTCTCTAGCAGCCAGTTCTTTATTTGCCTCACCCTGTCATGCCACTTTATATCTTTAATAATAAAATTTAATTCTAATGGAACAGCTATATCTTCATATCCATTTTCTTCTAGGTATTTCCCATCTTTTCCAGATACTTCTACCTCACTATATCGTTTCTGAGGTACTGGGATACTTGGGAATGTCTTCATATACACACGGAAGTCCGATGCTTTTCTGTTATTGTATTCAAAATCACTCATGTTAATCCCATTGCCCTCATTCTTTCTTTTTGCCCATTGCCGATTATTTTTGTCACTTCTCCGGCCAGCACTTTTGTCAATTTTCCATCTCCGATATACACATTTACATCTGGTGATATATTTAATGTTTTTAAAGCTTCTATAAATGCAGTTACCAGACTTTCATTATTTATCTTGTTTTCTTCCCTGATGTATTCTCTTAGCAGCTTAATCGGAAGTACCGCCTCCGGTCCTGCTTCGCCGCCGCCCATAAGTTCACCGCCATTTTGTCCGAATAAAGTAGGCTTATTTAAAATGCCACCCTTTGCGTACCATTTCACAGACAGCTTTGGAACCCTTGGGGGAACTAAGCTAAAATCTCCCGAAATTTTTAAATGTGGAAGCTTGATATCCAGCCATTTAAAAGAGAAAAAATCTCCTATTTTCTTACCTAGGCCTTTAAAGAAATCTACAATATCCTCTCCTGTTTCCTTAAATTTCTTCCCTACATCTTTGAAAAATCCCACAACTTCTCCAAATATTTTATTAACTCCGTCACGGAACCATTCGCATTTATTATAGGCGGCAATAAATGCACCGATTAAAATTCCAATAACAGTAATTACGGTGCCAATAGGATTTGCTGCCATGATACCCCACAGTGCTTTTGCTCCATCTCCAACAGTCCCGAATATGTCTACTACCTTAGGACCGCCTTTTACAAGCAATCCAATTAGGCTTTCCGAACCACCTATAATTTTACTTATTCCACCAAAAACACTTCCAAACACTACCAGTAACGGTCCGATAGCAGCAATTACCAATCCGATTGTAACAATGGTTCTCTGTTGGTTTTCATCCAAGCTTCGAAACCATTCAGAAAATTCTTTTACCTTTCCGGCCACTTCTTGTAAGATAGGCGCCAATGTTTCTATCAGCACTCCTCCTAACTCTGCACCGGCAAGCTTCAGTTCATTTACAGTCGTTTTCCACTGGTCCCACGGGTCCTGTTGTTCTTCGAAGGTCTGTGAAACAATACCCGAACTATCTTGAATTAACTGCAAAAAGTCCTGATACTCAAATCTTCCGCCTTTTATTGCATCAGCTAAATCAGGTCCTGCTTTTTGACCGAATACTTCTATTGCCATAGAAGTTGCCGTAGCAATATCCGGTGCACTTTCAATCGCTTTTAAAGTTTTCTTGAATTCTTCTGTGGCATTTTTCCCTTCCTTGCCCCATGTTCCGATTGCTTTTTTCATTCCTGAGAAAGCAATTTCCGTATTTACACCTGCTTTTTCCCAACCTGCAAAAATTGCAATGCTTTCATCTGTGGTAAGTCCTAACGCCCTCATTGGTGCGCCATATTTTGCAAGGTTTTCAGTAAGTTTCTCTATTTCAACTCCTGATGCTTGTCCTGCAATGGTTAACTTGTCAAGCAGTTCTCCTGTTTGCTCTGTTGGTATTCCTGCATCGCCCATAGCTCTGGATACCAGCCTTATGGAATTATTAACATCAGTGCCGTTTATTTCTGCAAATTGCAAAAATTTCTTTGTGAGGTCTTCAAGTCCATCGCCTGTGCTGCCAAATCTTGTGTTGATTTCTCCTACTGCCGTTCCTACATCCTGCATCTCAACCGGCATACTCCCGAACACTCTGTCCGCAACGTCATTAAGACCTTGTAATGTGTCTCCCGTTGCTCCGGTTTTTGCGATAATCGTATCATATCCTTCATCCAGTTCCATGGCCGCTTTTACTCCTGCTACCCCTATTCCAACAATCGGAGTTGTGACACCTACGGTCATTTTCTTTCCAGCATCTGTCATTTTAGAACCTAATTTTTCAACTTTCCCGGCAAATTCTTCTATTTGTGCAGCTCCGGATTTTAATTTATCACTTACTTCTTCCAATCCCCTCTTATAATTGTTCAGGGATGTTTCTGCGGTATTTAATTCAGCACGCTTTTTCTGTATTGCTGCTTCATCTCTTTTTTCCGCATTTTCCAGATTTCCTAATTCGTCTCTCAGGACTCGCACTTTCATACTGTAATCCTGTGTTTGCTTTTCTAAATAAATCTGGCTTGCCTTTAATTTATCAATCGCTTTTGTACTTTCATCCCAAGTGGATTTTGCAAGTTTAAATTCTGTCCTGTTTTCTTGAATAGATGCGCTGACAGCTTTTAAACTTTTCCGAAAATCCACAGTTCCGTCCGCTTTAAACACTAGTCCTACTCTCTGTAAACTATCTGCCACGCACTATCACCTCGCTCATTCTGTGTTCCTGATACTTTTCATAGCAGGCGTTAAATAAAAACGGGTCTGCCTTCCAAAATTCTTCTTCAGACATCCCCATTTCCATTGCCGCCACGAGATACTCACTCCAATCGCAATCCATCACTTCGGCATCACTTTCCCAGTCTTCGCCGCTTTTTTTTTAGCATATTTTTCATAATTTTCCTGAAATCCTTTCAAAAGTACCTTTAGTTCTTCTGGATCAGGAGGCATGAGTGCTAATGCTTCATCAA